GCATTGGGCGCTTGCAAACAAGCACGTTAAAGAGGAAAATCAACGCCAATGATTGGGACGGGGCCAAGGAACAACTAATGCTCTGGACTAAAGGTGGCGGCAAGGTTTTGCCGGGCTTGTTAAAACACCGCACGGCTGAGTGCGCTCTACTCACGGGAATAGTAATATATCTTTATTTTTAAAAGGGGATTAAAATGGCATCAAGTAAGCCTGTTTGGGAAAAACAACGGCCAAAATCATTAGGTAAGCCTAAGCCTCTTACGCCGCAGAAAAAGTCGGCAGCAAAAGCAAGAGCCAAAGCAGCAGGCCGACCCTACCCTAATTTGGTTGACAATATGGCTATGGCTAGGAAGCGGAGTAAGTAAGTATGGCAACTGCTGCTGTAATGACCTATGACTCCTTAGTGGAGAACATCCAGTCTTATCTGGAGAGGACAGACGCCGCCACCATTGCAAAGATTCCACTCTTTATCATGTTGGCTGAGCAGATCATTGCCAGCCAGATTAAGTTCCTTGGTAACTTAACAGTCAATACAAGCAACATGGTATTAGGCAATGGCGTTATTGCCAAGCCTGCCCGTTGGCATAAAACTGTTTCTATGAACGTGACTGTAAGTGGTGAGCGCCAGCCTGTGCTGCTTCGTAAGTACGAGTACCTTCGCAATTACTGGCCGGATTCAACAGCAACAGACGTGCCGTTGTATTACTGCGACTATGATTATTCCAATTGGTTGATAGCGCCAACGCCAAACGCTAACTACGCGTTTGAGGTACTCTACTATGAACGAGTACAGCCTCTGGATTCATCAAACCAAACCAATTGGTTTACTATTTACGCGCCACAAGCCTTGCTCTACGGGTCCCTCATGCAGGCCATGCCGTTCCTTAAGAACGACGAGCGCATGCCAATGTGGCAACAAAATTATGAATTGATCATGCAAACATTGATGGCTGAAGACAAGCTTCGTATTGCAGATCGTCAAGCCGTAGCGGTGGATTCATGAGCTATGTAAGCCCATTCACTGGCGACGTTATTCAGCCAACGGATGTTAGCTACCGCGCCGTCACGCTAACTGCAAACACGCAATTAAACTGGCCTTCCAATAGCACAACCAACGCTGACTACGCTGCTCGTATTATGCAGGTAACTGCAAGTACTGCGGGCTTAAGCATGTATATGCCGCCTGCTGATCAGACATCTGTAGGCAATGACGCGTTAATTCGCAATATTGGCGCCAATACGTTCACTGTTAAAGACTACGCTGGTACAAATACCATCGTCTCAGTGGCTGCTGGAGAATCCAAGTATATCTATATAACAACTAATTCAACCAGCCAAGGCACTTGGGGTGTTATTGCCTTTGGCGTTGGTACATCTGGCGCAGATGCTGCAACATTGGCAGGTTATGGATTAGTTGCAAGTGGTGCAACGCTAAATCAAAGTCACCCCTCGGCTGCAATTACAACAGGCACTACATTTGCTGCAACTGATAGAGCGCAAACCAGAGTGTGGGGCGGTGGTTCAGGCACGGCAACACTTCCAGCTGCTGCCACGCTAGGCAATAACTGGTTTACGCTATTTAAGAACAACGGCACAGGGTCATTCACAATCTCTTGTACCGGTGCTGAGCTGATTGATGGCAATAGCTCCAAGACATTTAACCCAACCGAGTCTGCGTTTATTGTTTGCACAGGCACTGCCTATGTCACCATTGGCTATGGCGTAAGTTCTTCATTTGTATTTACTGCATTAACGAAGAATGTTACAGGTGGCTCAGTTTTACTGACCAACAATGAAGCTGCAAACAACATTCAAGAATACGTTGGTAGTTTAACAAGCAGTGTGGTTGTTACATTTCCGCCAATTGTTAACCTGTATTTTATTTCAAACCAAACAACAGACAACGGCTTTGGTTTTTCAGTTACTACGGGCTTAGGCTTTTCAGCGACAATCCCACCGGGGCAGCAAGCTACGCTAATTTGCGATGGCGTTAACTTCTTAAATGCCAACACAACACAAGCCGGAGCCTCAACGGTAAGTCTTTTGGATGGCAGCGTAGGCACGCCTTCACTTAACTTTGCAGCTGAAACAGACACTGGTGTGTATCGGCCTGCTGCTGGTGAATTTGGAATTTCTGTGCTTGGTACACAAAGGCTTAAAGCAACTGCTGCAGGTGTAACGGTTACAGGATCTGGCGTGTTTACCACCGGCATTGCTGGAGGCACATTCACATGACCAAAAAGGTCTTTGCCCTTGACACAAAGCCTGGGATTCAGCGTGACGGTACTCTTTTTGATGCTGATTGCTACTCCGACGGCCGTTGGGTAAGGTTTCAGCGTGGTCGCCCACGTAAGATAGGTGGTTATAGAGAGATTGTAAACGACTTGGCAGGTCCAAGTCGTGGTGTTTACTTAAACCCGCAACAAAGCTTTAACAACGTTTTTAACGGTTATTCAGGCGGTTTGCAGGTACTGCCAATTAACAATAGTGGTATTGGCTCTGGAATTACTGACTTTACATTGACCGGTTTTACTGCTAATGCTAACAACCTTTGGCAGTTTGACGCGTTTTTTGATGGCACTGGGTCAGGCAATAACTTATTGCTTGCGCACCCCGGACAAAACCTAACGTTAATTGACAATAACGTTAACACACCTGTTCTTGGTGGCCCGATTACAGGCACAAGTTTGTCGCCGATTGGCGTATTTACTGCTGTAGCTGCAACTATTACAAGCGGTTCCGCAACCATCACAATGTTAGCGGCTAATACACAAATTGGCGCAGGTCAAGTAGTTACAGGCACAGGCATTCCCTCTGGCGCTACCGTAGTATCAATTGCAACTACTACACTCACAATTTCAGCACCTGCCACAGCCAATGGCTCGTCAATTACTTTAACTTTTGACAACCAAGTTGCAGTGTCTGGTGGCGTAGTCACTTTGCACCCATATGTGTTTGTCTATGGCAATGACGGTCTAATTAAGAACTGCTCTGCTGGTAATGTAAATGATTGGGTATCTGCCGATGCCAACGAGGTCTCAGTGGCCACCGGCAAGATTGTCCAAGGATTACCAGTACGAGGCGGTTCTAATTCACCCTCGGGCCTCTTTTGGAGCTTGGATTCTTTAATTCGAGTGTCTTACATTGGTGGTACAGGCACACCTCCACAATTCTGGCGGTATGACTTAATCTCTAGCCAGTCATCTATCTTGTCTAGCCAGTCAGTCATTGAGTACGACGGTGTGTATTACTGGTGTGGTGTTGACCGATTCTTGCTTTACAACGGTGTTGTAAAAGAGATTCCTAATACTTTTAATCAAAACTACTTTTTTGACAACTTAAACTACGATGCACGTGAAAAGATTTGGGTAACCAAGATTCCACGGTTTGGCGAGATCTGGTGGTTTTACCCATCAGGCACTGCCACTGAATGCAACAATGCTGTTATCTATAACGTTCGTGAAAACGTGTGGTATGACGCAGGGTTTGCCGTAGGTGCGCAGCGATCTTCAGGTTTCTTCTCACAAGTATTCCATTACCCTGTTACATCGGACTGGAATGTCAATGCAACAGGCGGCATCTTAACTGCAACAATTACTAATGCTGGTTCTGGTTACACCAACGGCACGTATAACAATACGCCACTAACAGGCGGTGCAGGCACAGGAGCCACAGCTAATATTACTGTTGCAGGTGGAATCGTGACTACGGTTGTGATTAACGGCCATGGAATTAACTACGCTGTAGGCAACACGTTGTCTGCAACTATTACAGGCGGCGCAGGATTTGTATTAACTGTTGCTACGCTGATGAGCTTTGTGTCGTTGTACCAAAATGAGATTGGCACAGATAAAGTAACAGGCGCACTTTCAACAGCTATTGAGTCATACTTTGAAACTAATGACCTAGGTCTTGTTTCAGGTGGGCCATCACAGCCAAGCCCTATTGGTGAGAACAGATGGTTAAGACTAGAGCGTGTTGAGCCTGACTTTATTCAAGAAGGCGATATGGATTTGTATGTTACAGGTCGACCTTTTGCGCAAGTCACTGATGAGACAACAGGACCTTATACATTCAGCCCGACAACAGGCAAGATTGATATGCGTGAGCAACGTCGTGAGTTGAGATTAAAGTTTGTATCTAACGTGGCAGGCGGTAATTACCAAGTAGGTAAAGTCTTGTTAGACGCAGACCTTGGAGATTCAAGACCTTATGGCTAATCCACTTAACGTTGCTCTGGTCTATGACCCTAGATACCATACCTTTGAGTCATGGGCATCGTTAATGTGTGAGCTTTATGCAACGCAACAACTATCTATTCCTGATGCTAATACTGACTGGAAGGAATGGGGCGCAGGTTTAAAAGGTATTGACGTGTTTACCAATGAGGGTATCCCCGGACCGTATCAGTTTGATGATTGGCAAGAATGGGCTGAGCAGCTTGTCAACGCAGTTAACCCATCTACGAGCTAATTATGGCATTTACAGACCGGCAAATTGCAGACTTTGTTGCGGCAAACATAGGCAATCCTGCAGCGATTGCCGCAGCTGCTGACACGTATGGTATTTCAGTTGCAGATATTTCACGTGCAACAGGCTACGCGCCTAGCGCAATTAACACATATTTTGAGGCAGCTAGTGTTCCCACGCCTCCGCCTGCTCCAGTTTACACGCCTCCGCCTGCTCCAGTTTACACGCCTCCGCCTGCTCCAGCGTATGTCCCGCCACCAACAACTGTTAGAGCTTCTGCGCCTACCAGCGGTCGCGTATTAGAAGACACGGACGAAGCCTCAATTGAGCAGCAAGTTGCAGCCGCACCAGTTTTACATTCATATTCACAAGTAGACCCAAACAATCCTGCAATTGTTAGGCAAATCTCTTATTCAACAGGTGAAGTTTTAGGCACTCACATATTGGCTGGTGGCGGTGATCAGGGTCTTGCAAAAGCTGCAATGCCTGTTATTGGCATGGCGCTAAACATTATTGTCCCAGGGGCTGGCGCAATTATTGGAAACGCATTAGGCGTGTCGGCTGCTACAGGCGCTGCGGTTTTACAGGCTGGCTTAAATGTCGCAGGCGGTGCTTCGGTTGAAGATGCCATTAAAGGCGTGGCTCTTTCTCAAGTTGGCGCGGCAGGCACAAGCGCTTTAAATTCTGCAATAGGCCCTATTTCAAGCAACCCGCTTGTTAACAATATTGTTAGTACTGTTGCTTCTAGCGTAGTAAATGGTATTGTTACAGGGCAAACGCCAACTAATTTGGCAACTGCTGTTCTTGGATCGGTTGTTAACACTACAGTTACCGCTGAGACAGGTAATAGTGCAATTGGCGCAGCTGCGGCAACTTTAGTTACAACAGGCGGAAACACCACTGCTGCGTTTAATACGCTTGTTAATTCTGCAGCAGGCTCATTTACTGCTACAGACGCAGCCAATATAGTTAATCAACTTCAAAATTCAAGTGCTGTAACAACAGGCACAGAAGTAGTAACAACAGTCGCAGATACAACAGGCACGGGCTCAACAGTTACAGATACAACAGGCACAGGCGCGCTTAGTACAGTTGGTACTGGTACAACAGGCACGACAGGCTCAACGGTTACAGATACAACAGGCTCAACAGTTACAGATACAACAGGCACTGGCGCGTTAACTAACGGTTTGCAATTAGCAAGTGTTAACAACAACAACAACGTAACGTCTGATGCTGGAAATGGTGTAACTTTAAATGGCGTTGACGCTAATACGCAAGCAACGCTTGACGCTATTCAGAATGTTAACAACATTGATACAGGTACAGGCGCCCTTAGCACTGTAGATACTGGCACAGCAGTTACTACGCCTGTTGTTGACACTGGCACGTCAGGTACAACCGGCGCGCTTAGCACAGTGACTACACCTGCAGTTACTACGCCTATTGTGGATACTGAGTTTGGTGATTTGCAAGGCGCAATAGATAGAAATGCTGCGACTACCACTAAGCCATTAACGTTTAATGAGGCATTTGCTGCCAATCGTTTAGCATTTGGACCTAACGCCACCTTTGAGTGGAATGGCAAGTCATACAACACAGGCACTGCAACTGAAGCCGCTGCGGCAGCTGATGCTAAGATTAACGCGCTAAACAAGACTAACTTATCTACAATAACTAACGCATCGCAAACAGTTGCTGCACAAAATGACACAGCTGCAAGAGATGCAGGTACAAGCAACCAAAGCAGTGCAGAAACTGCAAGACTAGCTGCGCTAAACAATACGCTAGTCTTAGGCAATGCGCCAAATGAGTCAAACGCTGAAACGCAAAGGTTAATGGAGTCCGGTCAGCGATCAGCAGCAGACAATTTAAGCGCAATGGGTGCACAAGCGCTAGGCACAACAATTAGAGGCGCAGGAAGTTTAATTACCAATATTGGTAATACCTATTCGCAACTAACTGGTGATTTTGACTACAGCAATACGGCTACAAAAATTGGCCAAGAGCTTGCCGAGCTTGCACAAAGCAAAGATGGCTACGGTATTGACGTACAAAAGAATAGAATTTTACAAGCAGTAAAGCAATCAGAGTCTGCCGATTTTTGGGATAAGCCTAAGATTATTGGCAAAGCAATTGTCAATAACCCAATTGGCTTCTTTGATATTGCAGGCACAGAAGCAGTTGAAGAGCTTCCAGAAACTGCAATTCAAATCGGCGCAGCGTTAATGACAGGTGGTGGTTCTTTAGCTCTTAGTAGCGCAAGACTAATCCAAGGCACTGCAAGCGTTGTTGGCTCTTTCATGGAAGTCTTTGGCTCATCAGGCAAAGAGACGTATCAAAAGTCTATTGCGCAAGGCGATAGTAAGCAGGTTGCGCAAGATAAATCATATATTAGCGCAGGTCTAAATGCATTGGCAGAGATGGGGCCTGATTTTATTGCTGACAAAGCGCTTGTTGCGCCTTTGATGAAGAGTTTAGTTGATAAAACACTTACGTCAGTTGGCGCAGGTTATGCAACCAACACTGCAGCAGGCATATTATCTAATTTTGTGGCAGGTGCTGCGCAAAACTACATTACTGCTTACACGGTAAACCCCAATACTGCAAACTGGAGCACTGCATTATCTAATGGCGTATTTGAAAGCTTTATTGGCGGAACAGTACAGACAGCAATGTCAACACCCGGCACTGTCATTGATACCGGTGCAGTAATTGGTAGAGATTATTCAGGCAATCCAGTTACTGTTCAACAAGTTTTAGATGGTAATAGCAATATTGATCTATCTACTGTAGATTCCAGCACGCCTATTGCAACATCAAGTAATGGAGATAGCGTCACAGTTGGCGCCTCCATGCTTTATGGCGATTCTGTAGGATTAGGCAGTGATGTTGTAGGCAGCATTTTGCCTAGCAACTTGACCGGCACAGGCAATGTTGTAGCAACAAGCGCAGATGGCACTGATCTTACACTTGAACAAGTATTCTCAGGCGAAACTACTAGTGAGCAAGATACAAGTTTAACGAACTACGTTAACAGTGTTCTAGGTCCTGCAAAAATTGAGCCTACTTTTGGTACAGGCTCACTTATAGGTACTACACCAACTGGTGCGCTTACAACGCCAGCTACAACAAGTACAACACCGGCAACAACTGGCGCGCTTGCGACAACACCAGCAAGTACAACACCAACAAGTACAACACCAACAACAACTGGCGCGCTTGCTACAACACCAGTAAGTACAACACCAGCAAGTACAACACCAGTAAGTACAACACCAGTAAGTACAACACCAGTAAGTACAACACCAGTAAGTACAACACCAGTAAGTACAACACCAGTAAGTACAACACCAGTAAGTACAACACCTACAACTACTGGTGCGCTTGCAACTGTAGCTACAACGCCTGCAACTACGCCTACTGGAGCAGTACTAACAAACCCATTGGCAGTAGCAACTACGCCTGCTACAACACCAGCAACTACGCCAGCGGTGACCCCTGCAGTAACTCCGGCGGTTACCCCAGCAGTAACTCCGGCGGTTACCCCAGCAGTAACTCCGGCGGTTACCCCAGCAATAACACCAGCAGTTACCCCAGCAATAACACCAGCAGTTACGCCCGCTGTGACCCCGGCGGTTACACCCGCTGTGACTCCTGCGGTTACGCCAGCTGTGACTCCTGCAGTGACTCCAGCTGTAACTCCTGCAGTGACTCCAGCTGTAACTCCTGCTGTGACTCCTACACCAACAGTAACACCGGCTGTAACTCCTACAGTTACACCTGCGGTCACTCCTACAGTTACGCCAACGCCTACAGTTACACCAACACCTACAGTAACTCCGCAGACTGGTGTTGACTGGATTGATAGAACACCGCCGCCTGTAGTACCACCTGGTGCTTTGCCTGTTGTACCACTTGAGCCTCCAGTAGTGCCACCTGAGCCGCCTGTTGTGCCTCCCGTAGTGCCACCTGATGTTGTACCACCAGGTGAAGTTGTACCGCCAACAGACCCTACAAAAACTACAACCCCGTCTACAAAGACGCCAACTACAAAGACACCACCTGAAAAGCAACAACAGTCAGGCGCTCTTGGCGCGGTTACAATGCCAACAAGCACAGGCGCATTGCCCGGGACTTTGACCCCTACAATGCTGGCTGGCGCAGGAATTAAGGACGACTCTGGAATGGCACAACTTACTCAACTTTACCCGCAACTGGCTAATGTGGACGCTAGACTTTTACAAGTCTTGACTGGTCGTATTAAACCTAGCATGGCAGAAGCTGCAGAAACTGGAGAAGGCACAAGTTTTGTAGGCGCCAAGCTTGCAGGCGCCCCATCTCCTGGGAATCCTGTAAGCGGCAACGACAATAGCACAATGATTCCTGGGTATGACACGGGCAATATGACAGCAGCAGGATTAAAATATCTTGGTGGAAGCCCATTGGCAGGATTTGCCAAAGGCGGTCAAGTAGAGCATATTCCCGAGTTCATCACTGGAAAGACCGGCAATTACGTGCAAGGGGCAGGTGATGGCCAGTCAGATAGCATACCGGCCATGTTGGCAGATGGCGAATACGTGTTTGACGCGGATACGGTTGCAGCATTAGGCAACGGCTCAAATAAGGCTGGTGCCCTAGTTTTGGATAAAATGCGTGAAAGCATAAGAAAACACAAAAGATCAGCCCCTGTTGGTAAAATACCCCCTAAGGCTAAGTCACCCCTGTCGTATTTGAAAGGCATGAAATGAGTTTAATGCAAGGTAGTCCCTTACCGAATATCACCACGACGCAGAATCAGGTAACATCCGCGCCATCTTGGTACACTGATTATTTAAGTGACTTGGCCAAAGGCGTTACGGCAGGCGTTTCTGGCGCCCAATACGCTAATGCGCAGCCACTGCAAACCGCAGCTTTTGAAAAGGCTGCAACTACAACCAATACATATCCTGGGTATTTCAATCAGGCAATGGAAGCAACTCGTAATATTGGTCAAGCCGATATTACTGCAAAACCTGTAGATCCAAAGACGGGCCAGCCTATTGCTGATGGGCAAAGCAGGATTGAGCAGTTCATGAACCCTTACACAACGCAGGTTGTGGATGCATTAGGCTCATTAGGACAGCGCAATATTCAGCAATTCTTGGCCCCACAGGCTACGGCATCTGCAGTTGGCACTGGCCAATTCGGGTCTAAGCGTGGCGCCGAAGTTCTTGGTCAAGCCATCAACACTGGATTGATGAATACACAAGCTGCGCAATCACAGGCGTTGCAATCTGGATATACTGAAGCATTGCGTGCTGCGCAGGCTGATCAGGCACAAAAACTAGGCGCTGCTAGTCAATTTGGCAACCTTGCAACAGCAGGCCAAGCTGCCAACTTAGCAGACATTAACGCACTGGCTACCATGGGTAGTCAACAGCAAACCATCAATCAGAACCAGCAACTATTCCCATTGACAGCTGCCAACTTAGGCGCACAAGCACTTCGTGGTTATAACGTACCAACAACAGTTAATAATACCTACACAGGCCCAATCCCTGGTGCGTATTCTGCTTCTCCATTGGCGCAGATCGCAGGTTTAGGCTCTATCATTGGCGGTGTAAGCCAGACAAAATTTGGTGATGCCGCAGGTAATGCTTTAAGTAAGTTCTTTGGTGGCTTTGGTTCTAATCCGGCTGAAGGTACTGCATTGCAAGGAAATCCATTTATGTATCCTGATTTCCAATCTCAAATTGACGATATTTATGGGCCAAGAACAGTGTCAGATATTTACACCCCACCTAGCAATGTTGAGGATTGATCATGGCACAAACAGGCGCATTACCTTCAGCAACGCCATTTATGATTGGCGGTGATGATAAGGCTAAGTCAGAATATTTTGATGCTATTCAAAAGACTCTTGCAGCCTTAGAAGCAAGAACACAACAAGGCCCTAACTTATTTCAAGTTGGCGCAGCATTTTTAGACCCTGGACGAACAGGCAACTTTGGTGAAGCGCTTGGAAGAGCTTCTGGCGTAGTTGCTGCGCAACAAGAAAAACAACGTGAAGCTGAACTACCTATTGCGCAAATGCGTGCGCAGTTGGCCGGCCAAAAATATGAAGTAGAAAATCAAGGCAAGGCTTTGCAATTGCTTTCAGCAACATTAGGTGTTGCTCCAGCACAAGTTGAAGGCATATTATCAAGTGGCAATGTAACTCCGGATGTTGCTGCAAAGCTTGCTAAGATCTACCCCATGGTTGCGCAGTTATCGCCTAAGGTTGGTGAGATTGTCAAAGGCACATTCACCATGCAGAATGAGATGGGCAAGCTTAATCTTGACCGCGAGAAGTTTGTTGCTGAGCAAGATCAGCGTAAAGTTACCAACGCGACTAAAGATCGCGAGCTTGGTATGAATGAGGCTGAACTTATTGCCAAGTACGGCCAAGATGTTGTTGCGCTTATGCCTCTTGGCAAGCGTCTTGGCGATGTGCCTAAGCCAGCACCAGTAGGGGCGGCTTTGCCAGTAATGCCCGGAGCCCCATCAGCAATGCCCGGAGCTGCTCCAGCTGCAGCAGTACCCGGTGCTCCAGTTCCGCCGCCTGTTGTTATGCCATTGGTTGCGCAGCAACAAGCAGGCCAACCTCCAACACCAGCGGTTACGGCTCAACCAACAATGCCTACACCCGGGCAAGCGCCTAGGGCTAATGACTTGGGCGGTATGCCCTTGCAATCACGTGCTGAGATTGAAAAACGGCGTGTTGAAGAAGCCGATAAGTCATTTAACCTTAAGCGTGATGAGATCCTTAACTACACGCCGCAATTATTGGAATCCTCCAATACTAACTTGAAGCAGTTAAATGAGATTGCAACACGTAGGCCGCAAATTTTTGCAATAATGCAAGAAAAAGGTTTGCTTTCTGGCTTGCTGACTGCAGCGCAAGAAGGCGCACAAGCGCAAGCCGGCACTTATACTGCGCGACTTGGGTTGCCAGTTAAAGACTTCTTGCAACGTGTTAGGCTTGAGCCTGAAGATCAGCAAGCAGTTCGAGACGTAAGCCGCATCTTGGGGACTGAATTCTTAGCCAATGTAAAAGCCAACAAAGGCTTGCTAGGCGTTAACCCTACTGACAATGATGCAAGACTCTTGCAGGCGCCAATGGCAAGTATTGATGACTCATCAAAGGCTGTTCAGTTATGGGCACGCCAGCAGTTGCTGTTGAATAAGCAACGTGAGGCTTTATACGGCGCCTATGATGGGTACACCAGTAGAGTTGGCCCTGCGGCTTCACCAAGACAATTCTTCAGCCCCGGCAGCGTGTATGAGAAAATCAATAAAGACTACGCCGAATACCGGATGCAGTTGTTCAGACAGTTTAACCCACAGTGAGTTGACATATGGCAAAAGACGATAAGCTGGATGCACTTATTTTTGGTGATCCACAGGGTACATCACAGACTGACAGTTTAGGGGAACTCGACGACATCTTTACCATGCCAATTGGGCCTGCAAAGACTGCGCCAAGTACAACTAAAAAGCCTACAACATTGGCACCGCAATTAGGCTTATCACCCGGTGAAGAAAAAGCTGTTGCCACAGTCGTAGGTGCCGCATCTGGCCCGCTTGTACAAAAGGGCATGGCAAAGCTATTGCCAACAAAGGAAATGCGAACAGCCGAAGGCGTTAAAAAACTACAGGAGGGGCAGCGTGTTAAAGACATGTTGCTAAAACTACGTGATGAAGAATTACTTAAAGCAGGTATCCAACCTGAACAATTGGCTACGCCTAAAGCTCAGACTTCTGGCACAAAATGGTATCAAAATTGGGCAGGCGGCTCAAAAGAAATTGCAGGCGGCGTACCAGAAGCTGCAGCAACTTATCAGCGCAGTAAAGGCCAAGGTGAAGTCACCAAAAAATTAACCAAGAAGTTTGGGCCTGATCTCTTTACCGGCGAGCCCGGGCAAGTCAAAGAGTCTTTAGTTGATAGACTTATTAGACAGGGCAAGGAAGCTGAGGCTGCCACTACTGCAAGAGCTGCTGCTACACCAGCTGCTGAGGCTGCTGCAGCTAAACGATTAGCTGACGCAACTCCAGGGCCAATGGCTAAAGTGGCAAGTGTTGCCAAAGCTCCGCTTGTTGGTGGAGCCTTAGGTGGGGCTGGGGCAGGTATGAGCTTTTATGAAGCTTACCAGCGTTACATGAATGGCGACCGGTCTGGTATGGTGCTATCAGCTTTAGCCGGCGCAGGTGGTTTGATGTCTATGGTCCCAGGGCTACAAATCCCAGGACTTGCCCTAGGCTTAGGCGCCACAGGAGCTCAGTATGCTTTGGATAAGTATAATGAGCCTGCAGCGCCTACTGTCAATCCAATGGCGCCGCCCCCACCTTCGGTAACTCCTGGGTCTGCGCGGTAGGCTCCAAGATCTCCAAGACTTTCTTAATTAAGCCTATTTGCATTTGCTTAATGTCGGTGACTGACATAGTAGTGTCATCATCAAAGTCTTCTGAAGAAATCAACCCTAGACTTGTACGTATTTGATGCGCACAGTTCCTACGCTCTAGGATACTACCCACATGAAAAGCCTCGATCCACACGTCGTACGGGTTGCTTAGCAATTCCAAGTGGTTAGTATGCGTGAGTAGATCCACCCAATCGTCAAAGCTCATTTTGACCATGTCAGGAGCTTGCTTCATTGCTGTTTCCACTTCTTGATTGAGATGAACTGAGGCACTTCAACAGGTTGGTCCAAAGACTCCACACCACGGGCAGACATGGCCCTGAAGTCTGACCACTTCTTGGTGTAAGCTGGATCCTCGGATGGGGGGACCCAGTTATAAACACGACGCCATCTTTCAGTGATGGACGTAGATGATGGTGTATATACAAAATCAGTCATAGGTCTTGTCCTTTAGTGTTGAGCCACATGCGGAGGGTTGACATGCCTCCATCGATTAAAACATGATTAGGGAATGCTTGGTACTTGTGGTACAGCGGATGATTGATGAAGTTCTTCATCAAAAGGTACGCATCAGCTTGTGGCGGTGACATACCCATGGCTCTATCGGTATCGATGCATTTTACCTCGTACCGATCAGAGAATTCTTTGGTGATGGCGTGGACCTGATCACCCAGCAAACCAATGATGACAACCTTTGGCAAAGCATTGCCAATTGCGTTGTACTCAGGGTTATGTTTTGGGATCTTAAACTCATGCTCAAGCTCTTTAACAGCAACTTGCAGGCTTTCACGAAGCCCCAGAATGAATCGTTGTGTAATAGTATTCACCAACTGCTCAACGAGATCAACTGGTGCATCAGTTCTAGGCACTACCAGTGGCGCTGGAGGCATTATTTCCACAGGTGTGGTAGTTTCCACCACCTTTCGCTTTGGCACATCCTGCATGGCACGTACCTTGAGCTCTTTGATCAAGTCAGGCACTGCAGAATGACTTTGCATAGTACGACGACGATCAGGCGACAGTACAATTTGCGCTTGCCTAAGCGACGCAATTGGGCTGTAGGTGCCTGAGTTGTAGTACTCCACAGCGGTCATAATAACTAGATCGCGTTCACGTGCTGTCCAACGAATTTTAGGTAACATTTCAATTCCTTTCAATAGTCAATTTACAAAGTATGGGGGTATCCCATAACGTGAATTATATCACGTCTTTTGTACTTATTACATCTTGCCAAACCATGGCCGAAGCCATTTCCACTTTTAAACCGGCCAATGCGGTTAGTATATCCTCCATATGATAGCCATCTCTAATAAGTTCGAAAACAAAAGTTCTAAGTTCTTTTTGAACTGCGAATGATAAGTTTACACGTTCAATAGCCATTTTGCAAACTCGAAAGTAGGATTGATGGACTTGCCTGCCAAAATATGAGCCTCGTAGCGGTTGATTCTTGGCGGTGCATCTTCAACTGGCATATGCAAGCTAGCATTAATGATCTCATTGAACATATGCAGGCGAGACTCATACACATGGAAAGAGCCAACCGACACGGTTAAAGTTCCCATCTCAGCGCCAACCAGATTGGACACAATTTCCTGTAGGAAGCTGAAAGTTGGCAAGTCATTTGCCATGCCCCAAAGAATATCTTGGCTACGCATGATAGCGCGTAGACTTAATCTGCCTTCGCGGATACGGAACTCCATGGCCAAAGTGCATGGAACATCTTTTGCCTCTATATCCATATGGTCGGTGTCGGTGCCGTACATTGGAATCACAGCTCGGCGGGACATTGGATCCTGCGTTAGCAGCTTTGCAATATGCATGGCGCCGTGTGGGCCAAACCAATAACTGCCATAGTTGCTATTCAACTTGCCATTGGCAACGATCTTGCCCCACTGCGCTGCATGCTCTGCAATGCTAAGATCACGTGGATCAGCTTTGATGTACCAAGCCATTTCGCGCTTAAGGTACTTCACATTGAAATTGCGACCTTTGAAAGAGTTGAACCTTACAAACGGGTTGCAGTGGTAAGTAAAGTTTTCAATCTCAAGGCACTTTTCACCGCGTGGGCTTGTCCACTTGCCCATTTGGTGTAGTACTTTATAAAGGCCGATGAGTTCAGGCTCATTGCGAATCGTAATTTCCATAATCAGCTTCCGTAATTAAATAAGGTTGGTCAGGGTAGTTTTGCATGTGGTACAAAGGCGGTGGTAACTTAATTACCGGCACCTCATTGTTTAATGCCCACGTGTAAGCATTGTTGCCAAGGGCGTAGATACGTTTTGGCTTCAGCTGTTTGATGAAACCAGCATCCATGGGTGTGCCTTGGTAAGTCTGAGTGTTGACCCAGTACAAACCGGTTTCAGGTACATTCTCACGCTCCAAGGTTTCAGCCAGCATTCTGCTAGGGCCATCATTATCTAAGAAGTTAATGAAAGGCACCACGGCGGCTGTGGCCTTAACATTTGTACGAGGCCCCTTATCGCAAAGCATTAGTGTATTGCCTTCAACAAAGGCACCGCCACCAGATGATTTGTTAGTCATTGACTTGGTTGCAAGTTTGATGAATAGCTCCTCAATGTCGTCTTTGGTGTAATCATAGGTGACAACAGGCAGGGTGGTATCCATTGGCAATGTGGAGTAGCCTTCATATACTTGCTCCAATTGTTTGATGTTGTCCAAGTATTCATCTTCAATACGATCTTTGAATGTTTTCATACACACTTCAAAGTCCGGTTGGCAATGAACAACCACAACACCACGAGCCAAGGCTGCACGCTCTAACATTCTACGGCGTGGCATATCGAGTCGGTTTTCACCCTTACGATATACGTTGCCATAGATTGGCTCAGACAGCCATGACCTATCCATGATGACATGGTCATCGTAGGTCAACGCCGCAGTCATGCCACGAAAGTACGTACGGCAAAGGTCCTCGGTATTCATACCTTTATATGGCCCATGCTTTACGACATGAGTCATTTTGTCCTTCTGCAATCGTTGTCGCAAGGTCTCTGACAGGGTGGTCTTACCCCCGCCATCAGCCCCTTCTAGAATTACGATCATTTAAAATACCTTCAAGTTTTGATAGTGTGTCTTCAAGCGACGCGGTACGCAAGTAAGTTGCCTGTTGCGCTGCAGTCAGTTGAAGTTGATGATCATCCATGCTTTCTAATTCACGGAGTGTGTAAGCGTATGATGGGTCAATGATTCCGAGCTCTTTGGGATCTCCACCGAGAACGCATCCTGCATGAGCAGCGTGCAAGTATCGGATACGCCACCAACCAGAGCCTGCGTGTCGATACGTAGGACAAAGGACACCCTTATAACCGCCGTATTGCCAGACGACGTCGGACTCAAGGATTCGAGGCTGGCCGAGCGACTTACCACCGACGCTGTGAATTGGCCATGAGAGGTTTTGAGCTGTAGCCCAGTCATGCGCTTCCTTTGAAAGTGATGCGTTATACCATTCAGTTTTGCGGCGATCCCACGACATTTGATGCACGGCAGGCATCTCATACAGCGGGCTTGGGTCCCATGCAATGATATTCTCTACAGGCAACCCCATAGCACGAGTATCACCCCATGGAAATAGCGGAGCAATCCATGTATGCTCACACAATGATTCGGGTGCAATCTTATTTTCCCATGATGGTAGGATCTTTTGGAAGGCCCAGTCATCAAGGCAAACATAAGCATCAAAGCGGCTTTCCAAGGCCCACAAGGCGCCATCAGGATCTAAAGCGTTGTGATCCAATGGGTATAGATACACAAACACCTTATCGTAACGTGAAAGGTCTTCACCGGATGTAACGGCACGATGATCAACGTGATGCCCCATACGACCAAACGCCGATGCCATCAACTCTGGGATGGAAACAAACTTGGTAGAGCTTGCACGTTGTGGATGGTTGGTATGCGTCTCTGTAACGCCGGAAATTAAGATGTTCATACCACTTCTACGGCAATGTAGCCCTCAGCAATATCGTGGTTTACGTCACCTGAACGACCGCCAGCAGCAATGTACTCAGCAACTGTCATGCCTACGCGGTACAACTCATAGCGTTCACGCGCCAATGTGTTATTACGTTTTGGGTTAGGCGCAGTCACAAGAGTAATGATTGCTTTTTTGTTTGCACGGGCGCGTAGCTTTGCTTCTGACATGTCAGTATCTTCCTGTTGGATGGGGTTGGGTCTTTCGACAATAGGGGTAAGTTGCATTTGTGTTCCTTTCAATAATCAACGGTTTCAATTGTATCACGATTAATGTAATCACGCACAGCGGTTAACAAAGTTTGCTGCGTTTTATCTTTTCGCCTGATGGCCATCATAATGGCTTCATCCACAGTGTCCTTGGCCATGATGTGGTGAACCACAATATGATTCTTTTGACCCTGTCTCCAGAGTCTGCGAATAAACTGCTCATAGACCTCAAGGCTCCAAGTCAGCGAGTACCAGATGACAGCATGACCAGTACCTTGTAAGTTAAGACCGTGACCCGCCGACATTGGGTGAGCCAAAAGAATTGGTGTCTTACCGGCGTTCCAATCATCAATAATAGAATCAAGTTTATGACCAACAACGCCACTGCCAATGATAGGCGCATTAGGAAAGGCGGCTTTAAGCCTCTCGAGGTCATGCGCGAAATGATAGCCAATGATGCAAGGTTGCCCTGATAGCTCCTCGACCAGATCGAGAACCGCTTCAGTCTTCGCGTCATGAAGATGCGTTGAGATTCTAGCATTACCACTCCCGTCATCGTCCAAGTATGAGCCACCATTGGCAATTTGCTGGCCTTTCATGACGGCCACGGCGGCATTGACAGCCGTTACATTCCCGCTATTCAATTCCACGGTCAGGTTGTTTTCAAAGGCGTCGTACAGTTTTCTGGCATTAGGTGGTAGATCTACCATAATGTCGTTATAAGTTAACTCGGGCAAATCTAGATGGTCTAGCGCTGCCATACGAAGCACCTTGCCAGCCAAAGCTGCATGAATCCTAGCCTCGCCATCAGATTGCAGCTTCCACTCGTACCCGCCATAGCCGGAAGGGTAGAAGTATTCTGTTCTGAATCGTGAGATGTAAGGGCCAAAGGTAGCCCCTTGGTCAAGGATAAGCTGAGGGCCGAAGATGTCAAGCAAACTGTTTGGCGCTGGAGAGCCGGTTAAGCCCCAACGGCGGTCAAACTTATCCAGCAAAGGTTTAATTGTCTTAAACCGCTGAGTTTGCGTGTTTTTCATATAAGATATCTCATCCACCGTCAGGATCTGGAAGGGCCAATCTTTGCCATTGAGTTGCGAAGACAGCCAGCCAAGGCCTTCAAAGTTGATAACATAAATGTCATGCTGTTGCTTTAAGACTTTAGCTTTGGTTCCGCCATGCAGCACGCCGACAGAGTAATCTGCAAACTGTTCCCACTTCTTAGCTTCAGGCGGCCAGACGCCATGCACAGGCCGAAGCGGGGCAATGACCAGCATCTTCTTGGCCAAACCTTTGAGCTTCAGAGTTCTGAAAGCCGACAAGACAACAGCTGTTTTACCAAGCCCGGGATCCAGCCATAAAGCTGCCGAGCCTTTTTCCACCAGAAACTTTACAGCTTCTTTCTGGTATTCATGCGGTTCCCAAAACATTGTCAATACCTTCCTTAGAGTCAATAATGTGGACGTGATGGCCGATCTTTTCCAGATCTTTATGCACCTTGTCCTGCAGCGCAGAGGTTTTACCTCCCGGCCGCTTTAGTTCTACCCACAAAACTCCGCCGCCTTTCAACGGCACAATACGATCGGGCCAACCACGGGCATAGCGTACGTTCAACTTCAACGTAAGCAGGCCACGTTTCTTGCAAGCGGCTGAGAAGTAAGTCTCCAAATGCCGCTCAAGCAAAACCTTGGTTACCATTGGCAGGGACCCCCATTGGATTTGCGGAAGTGGCACCAACGGCAGCCATAAGACGGCTTAGGCGCAAAGATGTCGTCATTCTCCAGTTTGCTAACACGTGCTGATAGCCAAGCTTGCAATGTTGGAAAGTCTTTGCGTGTGTACTCTGGGTAGGGTGATTGCTTGTTTAGATCAATGTAGCAAATCTCGGTGGTTACGGTCTCCACTTCAGGGTGGCTGGCCAAGATGATTGTTGCATACAGCTTTAATTGCTCACCATACTCACGCTCTTTGCCGGTCTTCCAGTCAAGGACGTGGGCTCTGGCGCCATCGAAATACACAGCATCATAGATACCCCTTACCCAAGCCTCGGGGGCCTTGAAGTCACATGGTTGCCAATCCTTGGTTACGGCAAACTCAACCTCACTGCGTGTTTTCTTTGCGATGAGCTCCTCGATGTAAGTAAGCCAGTATTTACGCTCATCTGGAATTAGATTGAGATTGACCAAAGCATCTTCAAACTCAGCATGAATCATCTTGCCACGTTCAGCGGCGTCGCCGGCTGGCTCTTGTCGATGCTCGATGCGAGTCAGCTTGTACTTGTAAGGGCAATCTTCGTAAGTTTTGATTGATGAATTTGAATACGCCATCACTTGTCTTTCAGAATATCAGTGTAAGGGAAGAAGGGCTTTGGATTTGCAACAACCAGTTTTACCTGCTGCATACCATTGCGGGTACGGAATCTAGGGTCTTGCAAGAAGATGCTAGGGCGAGGATCGCTTTGCCATTCAAACGGGCTTAGTGAAGGGGTAGGTTTATTGCCTTTTGCAACAAAGCAACCTCTTTCATGATCATATTTTATCAGTTCCATTATTTGCATCTTTTAGTTTCTCGTAATATTGTTTAGGGAACGGGTCTTTTTTATCTAGCAATTTTCTTAACCATTCAGCGCCGCCAAGATGATTAAAAATAATCCATTGTCTGTCTGACATTCGTACTTGCTTACCCATGACTTGTCTGCCAATGAGTGGCTCAGGAGGTTTTGGTCTTGGCATCCTTCATGTTCCTTACGTATACTGCAAAGCTTGAAATAGTATCTGGGCCAAAGGCAGTCATCTTTTCAATTTCACGTGCAACTTCTTCTAGCACCATATCGCGAGATGGTGGTAGGTCGTATGGCCCGCGTGGAAAAGCATCACGCAGTTTGATTGTTTCTTCAGTTTGACGCTTACGCCAGCCAATTGCTTTTTCAAGCGTATCAAATGCCTCATCTTCTTCAGTCATGTGTTCTCCTTCTCATTCAATATTGCACAAGCACCAATCCATGCCATGCCACCAAGCAAGGCAATAGGCCAATACATCCACGCAGGTAAAAATTCAACTGCAGCTGAAATAACAAATGGCAAAATGATGATGTGTAGATATGCTCTTTGTTTCCTAGTCATGCTTGTCCCCTTGCTCGGATTGCACCAGCACACTCTGCGGGTTGCATACCAACATCACGGGCTTGAAACCCATCACACACCTTTGCACACGCCTCACGCTCTTCAAGTGCGCCTGATTCGTAAATCTTTTTAAGCGCTGCCATAAAAGTTGTATCAGTAAATTGAATGAGAGCGCCGTCAAACAAAACAGTGCCACCCAAACTTTCAACTAAATCTACTACGTCTTTATTCATGCTTCCCTCGCTTTCAGCATTGCGTCTGCAATCCGATAAGAGATTTCTGCAACGTGTTCATTGCTGTATTCACCGACAATTTCAGCAGTCAGCAAACCTGTCATAGCCTTAGCCGCAAAGTAGTCACGCAAGGTCATGCTGACTGCGTGGTTGTCTGTAAAGTAGGTAAATCCGCTCACATTGGCCTCCAAACGTATAAGTCCATCAACACAACCATGAGTCCCAACAGGAACACAACCCTTTCAATCTTTTCCCAACGTGTCATCATTTGACCTCCTGATACGTATTGCCGATTTTGTAATCACTAACCATAGGCACATCCATCGTTATTGCATTGCACATAGACCATGTTAAGCATTTAGCCTCACGCGCCACATGCTCTTCCGGAGCTGAGATAACCAGCTCATCATGAACACTAAGTAAAAGCCTACTACCCTGACGTTTGCTTTGGTACAGCAGCATGGCGGCCTTGGCCTGATCAGCCGCGGAGCCTTGAATCAAAAGGTTAACCCCTTTGTAATCAAACTCACGGAGTCGGCCATTGATAATCTTATGCGGTTCCATCTTGATAAGCCGCCCGCCAATGGTTTAC